AAAATTACCAAGGGGGAGTAGAAATATTCCCCCTTAATTTTACTGTTATGATTAGTACTAGATTTTTAATATCTGACATAGCGGATGTACCTGCAGTATGGGCATTCGAGTTTTATTGTAGATTAGATGAGAAGTTAACTGGTCAAACTGTAAAGATTAAATCTTTATTCAATCCTGAAGAACGTACTCCGAGCTTCTGTATTTATTATAATGATTCCGGTTATCGATATAAAGATTTTTCTACTGGTAACGGTGGTAACCATGTGAGCTTAGTATCTAAGATGTTTAATCTAGAATACTACGAGTCCATAAGAAAGATAACCGAAGACTATAATGAATTCCTACTGAAGAACGACGGAGAATATTCCGTAAGTGCATTTAAGAAACAGGCATCCTATAAAGTATCTGATTACTCTGCTAGACAGTGGACTAATTTAGATGCCGAGTTCTGGTCAAGATATGGAATAGATTCTGATACCCTTACAGAATACAATGTAGTTCCATTAGAATTCTACAAGATGGAGAAAGATGATGAAGGACTGGTAGATGAGCTGACTATTAAAGGTCACTATATATATGGTTATACAAGGTCAGATGGACAGATCTATAAAGTCTATCAGCCTAAAGTAAAGGAGCATAAGTTTTTAAAAGTAAAGAATTATGTACAGGGTACTGACCAATTAACATTTGATGTACCTAATCTTGTTATCTGTAGTTCATTAAAGGATGCAATGTGTCTCAAGAAGTTTGGATACAACCTGGAAGTTGTAGCACCTGACAGTGAGAATACGGCAATCCGTAAAGAAGTAATAGACATATACAAGCTTAAGTATAAATCTATCTGTACTCTATTTGATAATGATGAAGCCGGTATAAAAGCGATGAAGAAGTATAAGGATAACTTTGGTTTTCCGGGGATACATCTGAAGCTTGAGAAGGATTTGTCAGACTCTGTTAAAGTATATGGTAGAGAAAAGGTAAGAACATTCTTACACCCCTTATTAAAAGAAGCATTAAAGAAATGAGTTGGATCTACCAGTTAAAAGAATTCACCGAGGATATGATTCCTGATGGTGCTGTAGGATTTGTATACCAGATGGATGTTATCCTAGATGGTGAACGCAAGTCCTACATAGGCAAGAAGAACTTCTTTGCGGATGTTAAGACTAAGCTTTCTAAGAAGGCTATGCCCACTGACAAACGCCTGAAGTCCTACAAGCGTGTAAGAAAAATTGTATATCAGAACTACTATAGTAGTAATGAAACACTTAAGGCAGCTCATAAGGCTGGAGTAATAATCAAAAGGACTATCCTAAAGATATGTTACTCTAAGACAGAGCTTTCTTATCAAGAAGTTAAATACCAATTTATGTGTGAGGTACTAGAGAAAGACATCTGGTTAAACGCTAATATCTTAGGTAGATTTTATAAACAAAAGTAATATGGCAAGTTTAAAGACAGCAACCTTATTTGCAGCATTAAAAGATGCTGGTGTAACAAATGTAGAAATTAGATATGATGGCGGAGGAGACTCTGGTCAGGTAGAAGATGTAGAGTATGAAGGAACTAACTTAGATCACACCTCTCTTAGTGATAAGTTTGAGGGAGATCTACAAGATCTAGCTACTCATATACTTGAACAGCATTATGACTATGACTGGTACAACAATGATGGCGGTTATGGGGTCATAAGGATTGATCTTGAAGAAGATACTCCTGAGATAAGTATTGATGGTTATGTAAGAACTACCGAAGATGCTGGAGCTTCAGTTGATATTGTAGATATAAACTGGGGAGAGGGTAACGGCTGGGGAAGCTAATGGCGCATCCATATGATCATGCTCGGAGTTCCGCTAAGAAGTGGGGCGGTGAGCCTGAGGAATACATGCACATTCATGAATGGTATGATGCTACTAAGGCCTGGTATGGTCACAGTATGCATAGATTATTCAGGCATCATAGTGAAGGTATCTTTGAATGTGAGAGGGTCTTCGGGCCCTTCTTTGTTAACTCAGTAGGTAAAAAAGTTATGACTCGCTATGTAGGCGAGCAACATGTAAAAGAAGATTGCAATGGTTATCTACCAAGTGCAAAGGAGTGGATCACTAATATGAATAACCCTCCTGTATGGATGTTAAAAACTTTAAAAATAGAAGACTAATGGGAGAAATATTTAAACTTGATGAGTCAACATATAAGAACTTGTTGTCAATGGCTAAGTCTGTGGATAAAGAGAACCATGTTGTGGTTAAGAATCTTATTGAATCTTCAGATCTCCAGGCTAATTTACCCTACATACTTATGTTATGTAAAGAAGCTGGACATAAGAATCTAAATCTTGATTCAGATACTGTAGCAAAGCTAAAAGAAATTACTGGTTTAGATTATAACAGCGTCCTTACTTGGAATAGCATGTATGAAGTAATTCACAAAAATGTGAATGTTGATCCAATAGCTATGGGATTCTTTATTAACAGATTTGCAGAAGAGTTAGGGAAGCAATTAGAAACTGCTGGTTTTACTTTCATGGAACAGTATCAACTAACATTAATACCTAAAGGTAAATGACAAAACAAGATAGCCTAGCTAAGGCTAGCAAAGAACTGATGTTGAAGGAGCCTTTTTACGGGCTCTTTCTCATTGGACTAAATAAATTATGGAGCAATAGAGTTCCTACCGCAGGTGTATGCAAGCATAATATAAACTTCCAGTTGATGATCAACGAGGAGTTCTGGGAAAGCTTAAGTCCTGAGCATCACATAGGTTTGTTGAAGCACGAGCTATTACACATAGCGTTCTTTCACCTTACTATACATACTGATTTTGCAGACCAGAAGCTGGCTAACATAGCGATGGACTTGGAGATTAATCAGTATATAGATAAGCAGTATCTTCCTGACGGCGGTTGTACTATAGATAACGAAATGTTTGCTCCTATGAATCTTCCTCTTAGGGCAGGTTGCAGAGAGTATTATAAGTTACTACAGCAAGAGTTGGATAATGGAGATGGTACCAGCCAGTTCGAGCAGATGATGCAGGCTTCGAATATGGGATTAAAGATTGACGAGAACGGTAATCTTGTTCCTGATCATAGCACATGGGATGACTTCAAAGACTTAAGTGAGGCTGAACAAAAGCTTATACAAAAGCAAGTGGAGCATCAACTTAAAGAGATTGCAGAACAAGTAGCAAAGTCTAGAGGTCATGTACCTGGAGAACTCAAGGGTTTACTAGACAAGCTTAACAGTAGTGAGCCAGCTAAGTTTGACTGGAAGTCTTATCTTAGAAGGTTTACCGGAGGTAGTCAGAAAGTATTTACTAAGAAGCTTAGACGTAAATCTAATAAAAGATTTGAGGATAACCCTGGTCTTAAGATTAAATTCCGTAAGCATATTTTAGTTGCTGTAGATACTAGCGGTTCCGTTAGTGATGTGGAAGTACAAGAGTTCTTCCATGAGATAGATCATATTAATAAGACGGGTGCAGAGATAACTATTGTACAATGTGATTCAAGAATTCAACATGTTGGTCCATATAAAGCTGGAGACAAGATTGAACTTCATGGACGCGGAGGTACCGAGTTTGATCCCGTATTAGAATTGTATAATGAGAACCAAGATAAGTATACTTGTTTGATATACTTAACAGATGGTGAATGTAGTTGTTCTGTAAAGCCTATAGGCAAATTATTGTGGGTAATCTCTACCCGTGGAAGTATAAACAAAGACCTACCTGGTCCACAAATTAAATTAAATTAAGAGTATGAGCGCAAATCAAGTTAACTTAAACACAGACGAGTTGAAGACCTTTATTGGTCACATTGTAAAGAATAACCAGCACATCCAAACTGAAGGAAAGATTCCTGTAGCAGTAAACATCGAAGGTGAGGCCGGTATCGGTAAGACCACCACCATTTTGCAGATTGGTAAAGAGCTAGGACTAGATGTAGTTAAGTTGAATCTTGCTCAGATAGAAGAGCTAGGTGACCTTACAGGTTTTCCTATTAAAGAATTTGAAGTAGTTAAGACTACAGATGATGGTCAGAAGATAGCCAAGTGGGTACCTGAGAACATCATGCCTATGTATATTCAGAACAAGTATGTTCCTAGTGGAGAAAAGCGTATGGGTTATGCAGCTCCAGAGTGGATTCAAGGTAAAGAAGAAGGTGGTATCTTAATCCTCGATGACTATAGTCGCGCGGACCAAAGATTTACCCAAGCAGCGATGGAATTGATAGACCGTCAGAAGTATATCTCATGGGAGCTACCAAAGAACTGGCATATTGTATTGACTAGTAATCCTGATAATGGTGACTATCAAGTAACATCTATGGATGCTGCTCAGAAGACCAGATTTATTACGGCTTACTTAAAGTTTGATGCAGATTGCTGGGCTCGTTGGGCAGAGCAGAATAACATTGACTCTCGTTGTATTAACTTTTTGTTGATGCATCCTGAGTTGGTTACACAGACAACTAATGCTCGTAGTATTACTACTTTCTTTAACTCTATCTCTAGTATAGAGAACTTTGAGAAAGACTTACCACTTATCCAAATGATTGGTGAGGGTAGTGTAGGTAGCGAGTTTGCTACTCTATTTACTACGTTCATTAACAACAAGTTAGATAAGTTAATTACTCCTAAGGACATGTTGACTAACAACAGTTGGGAGTATGTTAAAGGTCAGATGAATTCTTGTGTTGGTAAGGATGATGCATACCGTGCAGACATTGCTAGTGTCCTAGCATTGCGCTTTACTAACTATGCTGTTCACTATAGTGCAGATAATACTGTAGATCAGAAGATCATTGATCGTGTTACTAACTTTATCACTGATAAGGACATCTTTACTAATGACCTTAAGTATGCTCTTATCAAGGGTATCCTTAACGGAAGTAAGAAGTTCACCAAGTTAATGTTAAACGCTAACATCGCTGCT